TGTCCTACTAAATCTTATGTCTTCTTGAGCTAACGTTGCTTTAGCACCAATGTCTTCGTCATAACCTAAATAAGCTTTAGGCACTTTTAATGCAGCGAAAAGTTTCTTTTGTATATATTCTACATCTTCTATTGCTGTTGTATTTGAACCGCCTGCTAATGTGTCAATTCTTGTTCCACTTTCTCCGCCTCTAACAGGAAGAAAATAGTCTTCATCAACTGATAATGGGTTGTATCTTAAATCAACTTGACCTGTAGTTTTATCAACAACAGCATTTCTTTTCAAAGAAGTTTGAGCTTGTTCTAGATAATCTGCAATGTTTTCTGGTGGTATATTACCTACATCAATATAGAATACACGTCGCTCAGGAGATCTAATAACTCTATAGACTAGCATAGCATCTTCAATAAGAATAAGCTGACGCCAAACTCTTCTTGCGCCTTCTAAAACTGATGATCCGTAAGGCAAAAACGCATCGTTACCTAAAAGTCTAAAATGTGATATTTGCCAATTTTCTAAAATTTTATTTCCTTGAGTAACCCATCGAAATCTTACAGCACCTGGATCTTGAGAATCAAAACCTTCTTCTCTTTCCATTTCTGCAATCGGTATCGGGAAAACATTAACTACACCATGCTCTGGGTGAATGTCGTTAAACAAAAAGAAGTCGCCATATTTGCAAAGATTTCTAACCCACATTACTAAGTTAAAGTCTATATTAAGAGTATTATAGAAAAGATCAGTCAGAATTTGATTAATCATTTGATTTTCTGAATGTACATGTAATACTACTCCACCAGCATCAGGTGAGACACATTCTTCCGAGTAAATATCTAACGCAGAAGATATTTCAGGAGTTGCTTCCATTTCTGAAAAGTCTGAGTATCTTGCCATTCTATCATATGAGCCGTATGCACTTAACGTGCTATTATAAACATCACTATGATTTTTTTTAAATACTTCTAACGAAGACTTTGAATAAGAAGTATTATTAAGGTGTTTTATTTTTCTTTGAACTACTGGCCCAGATCTAAATAATTGTGTTAATTTTGCGAATAAATTTTCTTTTTTCTTAGCCATTTTTTATTTTCCTATCAACCAACTTAGGTCACCTAATGGGTTTTTCTTGCTTATCTTATCATCACTATAAAATTTATTTTCTGGCATGTAGACAGGCAAGAAAGGATTTACAGTTTTTTCTTCACTATTATAGAAAGGTGAGATTGATGTTTTATCAATATTTGTTTTATTTAGTTCCATACCTTTTAATATAGCATCTGCTTGTTGAATTTGAGTAACGTTGTAAGTGTTAGAATTACTATCAGCTAACCAACTTCCTATTGCTAATGACATTATTAAATCATCATTATAACCTTTCATAGCAGTTATTTTTTTGCCATTCCAGATAAATGTTTTTAGCTCTGAGTATAACCTTTGTGAATAAGTTTTTATTCTTCCATTCCTTAAAGCTTCTTCGAAGTTAGCAAGTATTTTGTCTCTGCTTTCCTTACTAGTTGTAAATCCAGCTTTACCTAGATTTTGTCCTTCCCCATATAAATACTTATATTTTTCTCTTTCCGAAGAAAAGTATATATTTTTGTATGCTAACTCGCCAAGCTTTACCAACATTGTATAGCCATAAGCATTGTTTTCTGGACATATCATTGCGTTATTAAATCTTTTAGCAATATCATAAACAAGCATTGCAAATTGATCTGGTGGAATTTTACCTTTAAACTCAGCAGATACGCTCATAGAATTAGTATTAATAACATGAAATGTAGAATAGTCCCCACTATCACCTCTTGCAATATCAGCTGAAAGTATGTAGTTTACGCTATCTAACGGGTATTCCCAGTACCAAACACTGTTTTTAGGTCCACTTTTTTCTATTGGACTTCTTGAGAGAATTCTTATCTTTTCTAGTATGTCGTTTGTTAAAAAAGTGTCACCTGAAGATGCGAAGTCACATAAGAGCTCTTGCGCAACTTGCTTTTGAGACATGTTTTTAGTTTCTTTATTAAACCACTCATCGCCTCTTTCTGGGTGAACATCCCACATAAGCTTTATAGGGTTAAATTCGTTCTCTTTCCTTTCAGCCTTAGTATATATCTCATGATATTGACCACCAACGCCGTTAGGTGTAGATAACAGTATAGCACGTCCACCTGTTGATAGTGTTGGATATAAACCCATCCACAATTCATCAAAGTTTCTTACAAATGCAGCCTCATCAACAATTAAAAGCGAAAGAGCTTCAGATCTACCAGCATCCTCTGATGTCGGTACTGCTTTAATTTGAGATCCATTTGAAAATTCTACTTGTTGCTTATTATTTGCAGTTATTACTGGCACTAGAAGCCAATTAGGCATTGACTTTATATACGTTTTTACTTTTCTTATAAAGTTTTGCGCTACTGCTAATTTCGTAGCGATAATAAGTATATTTTTATCTTTATAGAAAACTGATTGCCAGACAGCATATGCAGCTGCTAATGTTGAAAGTCCTAGCTGTCTTGATTTTAAAACTATATTGAATCTATGATCATTAAACTCTGCAACACAGTCATCTTGAAACGAGTAAGTTTTAAATGGAATTAGTCCTCTTAATGGATGCTGAATTTTAAGATATTTATTCATAAAATAGACAGGATCTTTACCACATTTAATTATTTCAGAGATTTGACTTTGTTTAGACTTTAATGAAGCCATTTATTTTACCTCATAAAAATACGTGCAAGAATACTTTATAGTCTTAAGAGGACTATATGGACTTACAGTCAAGGTTTCAAAATTATCTTTGTGATCTTTCTTTTTACATGTCATAGACCTGCCTGAGTTTTCTTTAAATTGCTGCTTAATAAGTTTAAGCCTTGAAGAAATAATTTCAGAAGTTTCTTTCTCTAGCAGTTTTACTTGATGATGTAAATCAGACTCTCTCGCAATATTTATAATTGTCCTAAAGCTAATAGACATTGTATTCTCGTTTTCAAGCTTAGCGATAGTTTTTCTAGAGCCTTCTTCACTTAAATTATTGTATACACAGTCAATACTATTACCAATTGACATTAAAAAATCATATTCCATGTTTAAATCCTTATTATTTAGTATATATTAAATATATATAACAACTTTCTGTTTGTATTATTTATATGGTCTCCAACCACTTTCCCATTTTTCTTTGTTTTTATAGAAATAAATTAGAAAACAATCTTCACAAACATCATTATTTTTAATCGATTCAATGTCATCAACGTTACTTAATAAGCTTTTACATGAAGGACAATCTAAAGGTATTGTCTTACTATCAATAGGGCGAACAAACCTACAATTGTTTATGACAGCTACTTCTGTAACTTTGTCTATTTTTTCCCAGTCTACATTATCTATACTCAACATAAGAGTCTTTTCCTTTAACAATAACTTCTAGATTTTTATCTACGACGTCTTTAATAGCATCAATGTGTGATATTATAAGAATAGTTTTAAAATATTTCTTTAAACTTGACAATAATTTTGCGCATGCTTCAATATTTGAAGTATCTAGTGCACCAAAACCTTCATCAATAATAAATACATCTGATTTAGGTAGTGAAGAAATGTTAGTCAAAGCAACTCTTATTGCTATAGAAGCCATCATTTTCTCCATTCCGCTTGCACATTCAATAATTCTAATTGAGTCTCCATAGTCAATATAAACATTTAAGTTGTTATTATTTTCATCGTCTAGTATCTTTATCTTAAATGAAGTAACACCACTTAAAATATTATTAATTTCTTTATTAATTCTAGGTAGGTAAGTAGCAATTATCATTGTAGGAATTCCTTTTTTAGAAATTGCATAAGAATAGAGATCAAATATTTTCCACTCTTCAATAATGCTGTTGTAATTGCTTTCTTCTTTACATAGTTCTTTATGGCTGTTTTCTAGAAAAAATACTTCTCTGTTTTCTTTTTTAATATTTGTTTCTAAATCAAATATAATATTCTGTGTATTATTTAACTCTGTTTTTAACAAATTAAGCTTTTCAATATAT